CCAGATCGCCTGACGCGATAGCTTGGCTAATACCTGCAAGTGCTTCCTTAACAGATGGAAGAATTACGCCCCAAGCCTGACGATCCTGATCTTGATGCGGCTTGCCTGTCGATCCGGCCTCGATCTCCACTTCAACCATCGTTAGCAGGTCGTCGATTGACATTCCCGCCGGCCAGAACGCTGCCTTACCGGCGATGCGCTGCGCGTCAATGCCCTTAAGGCCCCCAAGCGCCAGCTCTCCGGTGTAGTTCGCCAAATCGGTAAGCATGTCCTCAAGTAAATCGCGATCGGATGTAGTGCGCGAAGCAAAACCACTTTGTTGGATACCGGCTTCCGTCGCTGTCTTTGGGGTTGTGACTGAGGTCTGCAACGCTTCCTGAACGCCGCCTACTTTCTCCATATCCGACAGAATCGGAGTGTTGTCGAATAATCGGCCGTCAATAGGCGCCACCGGTTTCGGTGCGAATAGGTTCTGAATCGGTGTTTGCGGATCGATCGGGTTTATGCCCGTCATTTCCTGGTGTACACTCTGCTGAATCTTAGACGCGTCTTCCTGCGTCATGCCGCCCGAATTGAACAGTACGCCGGGGATTGAACGCTCGCGGGTCAAACGGAAGTTCGAGCGGCTGCGTGCATACTCATCCTGCAACTTATGCAGGCGCCACGACAATGACTGCGGGTGCCGCGCGCCGTCGACTTCGTAGAAGCTAAGGCGGAAGTACGGATAGAACCGGCTCGTAGCATACGACGGCTCGTAAGGCTCCACGGCCCACCGCTTAACTCCTTCGATCGCTGTCTTAATATGGTCGGTGCGCTTGTCCCATTGCTCGATTACCCGCGCAAATTCCGGACCCTGATCCGAGCTACTACCCTGAGATTTGGAACTACCCTTAACGTACTGTTCAGCGGCATCAGCATCTAGGCCGCCGGTTTGATCGCCCACCAAAGCACTAATATCGGTCAGCGGTTGAAGATCGCGAGCGTTTTTCTGGTAATAGCACGTCGCCGACTTGATTTCCTCTTCGGTCAAACGCGGGAACTTCGCCTTAAGTTGGGACTTAAGGACGTAAATCACGTTCCCGTTCCAATCGGCGTCTTTGTAGTCCTCGGTCGTCTCGACATCGAGGGAGGTTTGCATGTTCTGGGCGGCGATGAAGTCAACCGCTAAGTACTTCTTGATGGACGCTTCGATACGATTAGTGACGGCGTCTTCCAATTCGCGTTCTTTGGCCAGCCGCGCATCCTGCTCCTCGGTGCTGGCATCAGGAATAGAAGCTAATGCGTCCTTAACAGCCTGTAGCTCTGCGATCTTCGCGCGAATATCCTTTAACTCATCCTGCATCGTCGGATTTTTCGGGTTGTCGCAAACCAAAATGACCTTAAGCCAACCCACGCCAATCGACAGGACTGACCGCACCTGCTTTCGGACCGCCAACTTAAGCGAACTCTTCTTCCACAAGCGCGAAATGACTAATTGCATTGTTTTCGCGAACGAATCCATGTCTTTAGTGCCAGTGTTATCGACCTGTTCGGCCTTCTTCACTGCGACATCGGGGTTGCGTGCATACAGGAAACTCGTAAGGATGTCGATGAACGATCCAATTAGGTTCGTGGTGACGGCCCAAGTTAAATCGGCTGTGCCGGCGGCATAGCGACGGTCAATGGCGTACTGCTTACGGATGTCCTTATCGAATTTACGACCTTGGTCGTACTCCTTGAAAAACTGCTTGACGACGTTCTCTTCCTTTTCGTCTAAACGCTTTTGTTCCTCGTCCTTACCCGCATGCTCCGCTTCGCCGACGGCGGCTAAAAGCCCAGGGGTCAAGTCACTATCGTTCGACGGGATTGGGTCCATCAGGAATACCGAATTTTGCGCTCAGGTTGATCTGTCGATTCAAGCCATGCCCCGGTGAAAGGCACAAGCTGGGCTCGCCGTTTCTCCGATTCTACGCGCGAGTTTACCATACGGTCTAGCAATCTAGCAAGTAGTCCGAGCGTATCGCACGCATCGTCATACTTCCCCGCGGGGAAATTCGCCAGCTGGTCGACTAAACGCTCTGCCCACGGGCGGTTCAGCGGAAGCCACACGCGCCCCTGCGCCCACCAGGACTCAAGCGTTGCGAGTTTGATCTCCTTGGACTTGATACTGGCCATAGGCTCGAACACGACGTATACACGCGGGTTTGCCTCGCGCATTGCCTTGAGCCAAGCGGGCATGATCGCGTGTTCGATAGGTCCCGACTCGTGAGCCCAGCGTACCGGCCTGTGCCTTTGCATGAGTGCTATCGACGCGGCCACTGTTATGTCCGTCGTCCTCTGCCCGTACCACCAGTCAAGCACGACAAGGTCGCCAATATCGCTAAGCCCGCCGATCCCGTGCTCGGTAAAATCCTTACGGCCCTGCGCATCGGCGTCCTTAGTCGCGTTGTCGGTGGCGCCGTTGCGCTGCATAACTTTCGGCTGGCCGTTCGGTTCGCCCGGCTTCAGGTCTGGGTCATACCACCGGACCTTGTCCCGCTCGAACTTTAATCCTTTGCCGACCGTCGGTCGCTGCTGGAACAGCGCGGCCCATGTGCGGGCCCCCTGCGGGTTATTCTCGCGAATCTCCCAGTGCTCCCGCGGAAACCACTCAGGCCATAGGTACTCGCCTATCGTTCGACCCAGAGGGTCGTCCTCGCGCTCGCAACGAGCCGGAATGTTCAATACAGTCCAGACTTGGCCGTCCCGGCACAAAATCTCGCCACTCTGCCCCGCATAATCCTCTGGCAGGATACCCCCGGCTAAATCGTCTTGATGCCATCGGGTCTGGATCAAAATTACCCACCCGTTGGGTAATAACCGGCTGTCGATCGAATCCTGGTACTCGTCCTTCGTCTTCTCGCGTATGGTCTCTGAGTCCGCGTCCTCGCGGTTGGCTACCGGGTCGTCGATAAGGATGCCGTTCGCTCTGTTGCCAGTAATACCGGCCAGGATACCAGCCGCCATGAATTCCGAACCGTTGCTCAGAGACCAGTTGCCAATAGCCTTCTGATCCTTCGACAGGGTAGGCTTCTCTGGCCAAATGGCAGAAGCCCTCGGCTGCCGACATAAAGACCGGGCCTTGCGGGAGTGTTTTTCTGCGATGTTCGACGCATAGGATGCCAGGATTATCCGATAGCTCTCCCATTTGGACATGCACCACACTGGGGTCACGACCGAGGCGTATGAAGACTTCGCTGACCCAGGAGGCGCAAAAATCATCAACCGGCCATTGGCTGTTGTCACGCATTTTTGGATCGCCTCCAAAATTACGATGTGGTGCTTGGCCATCGATAATTCGACTGGCTTGAAGACTTCGGCGTCCGGGTCGTCGGACGCCGGTGCGCCTGGAATATCAATCGATCTGGCGTACTCCACCAGGGATTCGCGTGCGCGCTGACGGCGCAGCATTTCGGCTGCGGCCTGCTCGCGAGGTATTACGCCTTTAGGGTCAGCGCTTGAGCCGGTATTCGAGTCGGGATTTGTATCGACCATCAGCTTTACTAGCGCTTCGGCCTATTAACGATTACGGCCAAAACGTAAGCGCCTACTATCACAATAATCAGCGCTACTAAAATTTCCATATGGGGGTCTTCTAGAAATAGGGGTGGGGCCAACTTGTGGAGAGTACTCCCCCCGTCGGCTTTTTGCAACTAGCATCTAGTTCCCGGCACAGTTCATAAATGCGATCTACTGCATTCTCCCAAGCGTCATTATAGTCCCTAGCTTGCATATTCCGGCCTGGCTGTGGGGTAAGTTGTCCAGATGCTATGAGCCTTTGTAGTGCTTCGTACTCTTGGCGTGCTGCTCCTAGCTGCATGGGTCTTCGTCGTCAGGGTATTCCTTGAACTCTCCCTCAGCTACGCGCATTAGTTCCTGGGAACTATTCATCAACGGGCCGAGGAATCCACCACGTGCCCTAGGCGCTGGTATGGTACCCGCGTATGAACCAGGGCCATGAGGGCTCCCCTTTTCGGGTGTACTCCCCCCTCCGCTTTTTGCGATTAACATAAGCTCATCATCGCTCATGGCCGCGAGCTTGAGCGCAACAGCGTGGCGCGCGGGCACGCTGATGACGGCTTGTACCGCACGGCCGTGGCCCCGGTCTAGCAGCGTCTCGGCGGCCTTGAGTCTGGCCTCTGGCTTATGTGAGGTACGCATGACCTCGACTATGGTGCCGATAGCCTCGGCGGTATGCAGGCGGGATAGGCTGTCGGCGCTGATGGGCATCAGAGTTTGGTGTGTCATAGTGTGCCGATTGTATCAAAATCGCAAGCATAGGCGCAATAGCTTGTCAAGCTTTATTACATCGGCTATTTAACAATAACGCGTGTGTATTATGCTATGTGTTAAATAGAGTACGGTTACACTAGAGAAAAAGGTTGCGCGTCATGGGCTTAGGTCCAAAAATGTAACGGTAGTGAGAAAGGTTACAATCAGTTACATTTGCCGTTACGTTTTGCAACTGATTGATAGGTAAGGAGAAAAAGGGGCTATTTAACCGGTCGTAACGCTGTAGCGGTAGTCCCCTATATATACCCCTCTACTATAGCTGTATCTCCGTACAGTACTGTACCTGTATACAGTATATATTATACCAGTACTTAGTAGAGGGAAGAAATATAGGGTTAAATAACGGAAAAAATTTGTATAAACAACAGGGT